AATTCTTTTGCTACGAAACATTTAGCTTCTTTATCCCAGATAGGAGTATATCCTCTAACGATAATTGCTAAATAATCATAGTTTCTTACTGAATAAACATCTTCCCATGTTCTTTCGTCAGCTAACCATTCAGCAGATTTCTCAGCATCAGAACTTAACACATCAGAATCTTGTGCTACGATAGAAGAAATAATTGGAAGACCAGTTTGGTTTCTGTTAATCATGATTGTTAAATCACGACCTTCAGTTGGTGAAGTGATGTTTTTGTTTTTCTTAAGACCAGCAACAACACCGTGAATTTTGTCAAACACACCTTCTTTACGGAAGTCATGGTTAAATCTCCAAAATTTAACACCTTCGTCTTCGTTATTTCTATCAATAACTTTAGCGATATACATTTTTTTAGCATTGTATTTTTTCGCTAATTCTTTGTCACCAGCATCACCAGTTGCAAGTAAAGCTTCACGAGCTTCACAGAAAGGACATGCAGTACCTTTTTCATGTTCTAAACATGGAAGTGTTTTCTTTTGACCATCAATCATAGCTGTGTGGCCATAAAACTCAACTAACGGAGAACCACCTTTTGGATTAGGAAGGATTCTGATTTCTTTAGTTTTAGATTGTTCATCTTTTTCTAAATCGTAAGTTGTAAAATAGTTTTTCAAATCATACGTTTTAGCAGTTTCGCTTTTTTCGTACTTAGGTTTGTTGTTAGCCTCATACTGTGCTAACATTGCCGTTAAGGCATCTTGTTCATTACTCATTGTGTTTAAAATTTATATATTAATTGTTATTTTACTAGGTTAATTTTGTTATACAAATATACGAATTTTTTAGAAAAAGTCAAGGTTTTTAACCATGTATTTTTAACTTTTTTATCGATATTTTATTTAATTTTTACAAACTTACACTTATTATTCTCAATGAACAAGTTTTTTTTAATATTAATTTTAATAAAATAAAAAAACCCTTGATTATCAAGGGTTTAGTTGGTATTGTTATTTTAGATTAAATATCTTCTTCTTCGTAATCTTCTGGTTTTACACTAAAACTTTGTTTAATATCACCTTCGCTATAATCAGAATCAACAACATCTTTATCTAATATGTATTCATGTTTTTTATCATTATTCATTACATCATACGCACCATGTTTATCAGCCCAATAATCAGTTAATTTTTGAGTATAAGGACCAGAGTGTAATGATTGCATTTCTAATTTTTCAACGTTAGTTGGGTTTCTTTTTACGATTTCTTTTTCTAGAGCTTCAATTTTACCACTTACAGCATCCATACTAGCAATACGTGATTCTAAATCTTCTAATTTTTTCATAAGAAGTTTAGTATTATGACTTGCTTTATCAGCAGCACTTTTAGCGTCTTCAGTTGAATCAACTAAATCAGTTACATCTAATTCTACTTCATCATCTGCAGGTTCTTCTGTTGGTCCTTCAATTGGTGCCATAGGTACTTCTGGAGCCACTTCTGTAGCAGGAGCTGCAGGGTCTTCTGCATTTGCTGGGTTTGGTTCAATTGGTGCAGCAGCATCGCCTGCTGGGGCTTCACCACCAAAATCTGTTTCTGGAGCTACAGGTGCAGCAGCATCAGTACCAGGAGCTGGTACACCTAAATCACTTGCTATTGCATCACCTGCAGCATCTGGGTCTTCATCAGCTTCATCTAAAAAAGAGTTACCACCTAAAATTAATTCATCATCATCTTTTCTTTCACGCATACCAAAAGAGTATTCGTTGATTGATTTGAATCTATTAAGTTCTTCTTTTAATAACTCTGGGTTAAATTTTGTTTTCTTCATTAGAATAATAATTGTCTTCCGTCTTCTGTTATGATTTTTTTGTTGATTCTTTCAACTAGGCTTTTATCCCCTTTAATCACACAAACACCAGATGTACAATCCATGTTTGGGTCTTTGTTTTCAGTATTTAAAAAACCTTCTAAAGCTTTATCTAATTTTTCGTTTTTAATATCTTTTTCCATAACTAATTTTATTTAAGTTTGTTATTTTATATATAAATATCGAGGAATCGTTAAAAAACTCTACTTATACTTAAAATCTTAAGTTCTTTATCTTTAATTAGTATAAATTTATCTTGATATTCTTCCCAATTAATTTTAACATCTTTATATTCTATATTACCTATTGATTCTGCAGCTTTTTCTTCAATTAGTTTATTTAATGCGTTTATTGTATATAAAGCATTACCTTTTTTATGAATAATCACAGCACTAGGAAATAAATCTTTTAAGTTTAATGATTTATCCTCTGGTATTGTTAATTTAAAAGTTAATATAAGTTTGGCTTCATCGTTTTCATCTTTGAAAATGAATACCTTTTCTTTACCAATAGAGAATTTAGCTTCTAAATAACTTAAAAACCACTCTACTCTTTCTGGAAAGATAAATGACGCTAATAAACTTGTTTTACTCATTGATTATTGATACTAAATAAGGAATATATCGAGCTTGAAATTCCATTTCTTCCAAGTTCTTTTTATATTCTATAAGTATCTCATCATCGGTCAAAAAGACTGTACTAATTGACTTAATTTTTGTGATTAATTTATCAACATCCATCCCAACATATCTAGCCAATTTTAAATCAATACCAAAGATTAAATTATCACTATATAAATAAATCATTTCACCATTTATATATGTGGTAATATGTTTAAATTCACGTATTTTTTTGATTACACGTTTAAGAGTTTTGGATTGATTTTGTATAAGGTCAACAAAGTAATATGTTACACCTTTAAGCATACTGGTATAAACTTTATTAATGAAAAAGTTTAAATCTTCTGTGTGTTTGTCACGCTTTTGAGTTTTTTTGAATGTCCAATATACATTTGGTGCTAAACAAATATTTGTAATATCAAAATCAGGGTAATATTTATCTGCTAAGTCTAGACCCACTATTAATGTAGGAAGACCATGTTGTATTTCATCCATGGTCTTTACTACGTTAAAAATTTCTGAAACGTTTATTGTATTATCTGAAACTATGTTTGCAATTTTTTTCATTTTGCAAATGTACTAAATTATTTTTAATTATCAAAATTATGCATTAGGAATATACCAATTTTTAGTTTTAATCATTTCACTAAATTGCTTAGCAAAACCTACTCTTGTTGTTATCGAATTATCTGTAGCTTCATATTTATCAAAACTTTTTTGTGACCAACCTATTTGTCCTAAATTAGTTAATTCAAAAGTTACAACCCATATTTTAGCCGCTTTAGTAACATCTGTTTCATTTTTCATTGCTGCATCGGTATATTTATATATCGTATCAAGTTCATGTTTTAAAAATTGTATTTGTTGTATATATTGAACTTGACTAACATTATTATTAGCAATATAATTTAATAGATTAGTTTTTCTACCTTCGTTAGGTGTTTTTTTAGGGTTTTTCCATTGAGCTAAACCGTAAGCACCTGGGTCTTTACTTTCATTTAATGCCCCTGGTTTAAATCTACTTTCTTGGAATAAACTACCCATAACACCTGCAATCCCTGCATCACCATAACCTAATTGTTTTTTTAATTCTTCATAGATAAGTTTAGTATCTATTTGTTCACCATTATCAACGGTACCTTGATTAGTTTTAATGTATATATAATCACAACTAGCATATACAGCTGGTTTATTATCAACACCTTTTGGATTAACAACGATTGGTTTTACATCATTAACATTAATGTTTTTTACAACATGACCACCATATGTTGTTGGACTTTTTGTAATTAAACATACAGCTGCTGTACCATGATATTCAAAATGCCAAAATTCATTCCAACCACCTTTACCATCTCTCAAACCATATGGTATAACAAAACCATATTTCCATGAATTATTAAGTAACCATTCTAAAGCTGGGTTATTTTTTACTTTAAAATATTCTAAATTTTGTTGCATTTCAATTAATGTACCATCTTTTTTAGCCATTTTGATATCTACCGCAATACCCCATTGATGATTTGAAATACCTTTAGATGCATTAGCACCTGCATCTGCTTGTTGTTGATAAGTTCTATACGCTGAAGTTATTTCACCATAATATCTTTCTTTATTCATAACATAACCAGTAAATCCTTCAGTTTTCATCCAATCAACCCATGCAGTTAACATTTCTTTTAATGGTGCAACTGCTTCAGTTAATAACCTGTTTTTACCTTTATTTCCAGATATCTGACTTCTAATTCCTGATATTTCTGGTATTGCGGTCATTGTAATATTTTTATTACTACCACCATCAATGTTAGATGGAACTCCATCATTTTGACTAATTGTAGCGACAATAGGTGGTACACTTCCAGAACTACCTACTGTTCCTGTAGTGCTACTACCATTAGCTGAAAGATTCATACTATCTAATATACCCATATAAAAATCAGCACCTGTTAATAGTTCAGTTTTTTGATATCTAACTCTACTACCACTAAACACAGTTGACATAAAATTAGGTTTAATTGAATGTTTTACACGTGTAATCATATAAGCACCATGAAACATAGGAATATTATTTAATTGAAAATGCATCATTGGTTGAATCATGGCATTACCCATCATTTCAACTTCTGCTTTATAACTTCTTACTGCATAAACATTGAATATATTTTGACCTCCAAGACTAACATTATTTTCAGTTCCCTTATGAGCAATATTATCAGTGATTTTAAGTGATTCGTCAGTTTCAGAAAATTCACTTTGGTCTAACGTAATATCTTTAAATATATTTTGATTTTGTTGACTATAATTAACAGAAAATATTGCAACATCATTTTCATAATTATTACTAGCACCAACAAAATCAGATGGTATTTTTGTACTCATATTACCATTACTATCACATTGAAAATCGATACCATCACTTGGATATTCATTATCACCATAATCTAAGTGTTTAGAACTATCACCAGCATAAACACTAACGAAACTAGGTCCGCAAATACCATCTTCAATAGCTTCATCATAGTTAGGATAAGTATCAAACATTGCTTTTAATGTTCTTGGGTCTTTATAATTAATAAATGTTGGTAAAGGAATGAATGTAAAATGATTTGATGCTAATAATTGACTAACAGCATCAAACATTGATGTATTAGGACTATTCATTAAATAATCATTTACTGGTACAGGGTCCATATAAAATAATTCACCAATATCATGAAATGACCTATCTAAAAATCTAAAACTATCAATTAATCTATATTTTGAATCACCTTTTCTATGTTTTTCTTTTGATGCTGTATCAACACTACTTTTTTTACCACCACATTGGTAAATTATATTATCTACATTATCAACACTACCAAGCCATTTATCATTTATATTTTTACATGTTTTATATAATTGAAATTTAATAGCTTCGGTATCACTAGTACCAAATATTTCTTGTTCTTTTTGTTTTTCATCTTCAAGTATTGCATTAGTAGAACAATTAGCTTTTAATATTTCAATTGTTTTTTTAAAATATGTTTCAAATTTATCTACAGTGTTATATAATGGATAATAATATTTATCAACAGCTTGAGTAGTAACAGCACCCCAAATATTTTTATTACCATTTGCAATTACTACTTCTTCTTGTATCATATTTAAAATGATATTTGCTGGACTTCCAGTTTTATCAGCACCATCTTTATATTCTAAACCATAATGTAAAACATTTTTTTCAAAATACTGAGAATTTTTAACAGGTACTAATGAAACATATTTATCTACGTTTAATAAATTTTTAGTTATTAAACTTGTTGGCATATCTTGCCATTTACCAGCATCATTTATATCCTTTATTACACTATAAATAGGTGCTGACCTTTGATAAAAATCACTTAAAGTACCATCTGCTATTTGTGAAATTTCATTTAAATCTTTAAAATCATATGTTGTAATATTAGTATTATTACCATTACCAAGACCATTTTCTAAACTAATAGAATTTTTATCTACAAAATTAAAAAAAACTTTTTTAAATTCTTCTTTAACTTGGTCTGGTAAACCAGTAAGTATTTGAAGATGCATATATCTATGTGATTTATTTGTTTGTGTTTTATAAATCTTATTTATATTTTCATCTGGTTTTGGTTGAACATAATCTGCATATTTTTCACCATTATCATATGGTTGCATTACTTTATTATCCCATTTCCAAATTATAGGGTCAATAAGACCTGAACCACCACCACTTATCACACCGTTTTGTATAGTTGGTGGTGTTGATTCACTTCTCCATATTAAACCACCAATATAAGCAGCCCATAATTTAGGTACATGTATAAAACCAACCCTTTGAGCAAATAAATTTGGAATAATATTACTAGTAAATGGTCCATCTTCTTCTGACCATGGTAATGAATTTAAAAATAATAAAGCTTTAGCATATATAGGATAATTTGAATGGCTTTGACTATAAAACCAACGATTACCAAATAAACTCATATTTCTAGAAGTTGTGATATAATCTGGGTCATAAAATCTTTGAGTTAAAAATGGATAACTCATTTTTGATGAATCATAATTTTTAAGATTTAACCAATTTTTATTTTTATTTTTATATCTATTACCACTTTCCTTGGAAATGTTAAAAACACTAGCACTACCTTCTGTAAAAAAACTTGTATTAGGTGGGTTTCTATTTAATTTACTTTCTGGATTATATGTTCTTACATCATATTCTACTATTCCTGATTCATCAGATGTGCCTATTAGACTATCAGATTCATTTCTAAAAAAAACATATTTTAAAGGTAATCCATCAATATCATCATCTGGCCATTCCATATCTTTAAATTCTTGAATACCCCATGGCCCACCAAAAGGATTAAATCCAGCATCTGTTAATTGTTTTTCAGTTTTTATGTTTTCTTTTAAACTAGCAAAAACCATTTTAGGTGTTGTTGTATTTACATTTTGAGGTTTTATTGTAGTATCTACATTTCCATAACTATTATAATCATTTAATGTAAATATTTTAAGATATGTAGCACCATCTAAACCTTTACTAAAATTATCTAAATGACTATAATTACTTAAAAACACAACAGTATCTGGACCTGAAAATTCCCAAACACCATCAGTATTTTTATCCCATTTACCACTAAAACCATCACTTATAGGTAATATTTTTTCACTATAAGTAGTAGTACCTGAAGGAAAATAAGAATAATAATAAGAATCAACTGAACCATTTTTAAAATTAGATATAATTCTAGTTTCTACGTCATTTATTTTACCTTTAGCATCTAAAAAATCACTTAATAATAAATTACTTAATGCCAATTTTAAATTAGTATCCTCTACTGAATGTATCATTGATAAAGCATCTACTTCAGCCATTGATTCAATTTCTTTTGTTGAGAGTAATCTATTATTTGTTAAAAAAGTTGTACCTCTGATTACTAATAAATTTCTAATATCATCAATACCATTAAAACCATTTTTACCAATTCTTTTATAGGGATATAAATTAATACCTAATAATTTGGTATCAATAGGGTTTATAGGGTACCATATATTTTCAGCTTCATTAGTTATTTGCATAGCTTGTTCACTAGCCTTAGCTGCTTCAATAAAACCTTTTAATAAATCATCAATAAATCTAATTTCATCAACATCTGTGGGTTTATCTAATATTTTTTTTGGTTTTAATTGACCTAAATATTTTTCAACATAAGCATTACTACCATTTTCATCTGTTGATTGTTCTCTATAACCAGGCCATGGAAGAATTTGTGTATCATTTTGTGAAATATTTTTAATATCAACATTATTACCGTTATCCGACAAAAATTTTGGTTTTAATTGAGCATTTCTTAATGTACTTTTATCTATCCACGCATCAGAAGATACTTGCCATATTGATTCCATGAAAACTTCTACTGCTGTTGTAAAAACTTCAATAATACTTCTAACAGTAGGGTCAAAATGTAATTTATCATATATTGCTAATCTAGCTTTTTCACCTAAATTTTGTCTAGCTGTTTGTCTTTCTGCGTCTAAATTGGTTCTAGCTTCATCAATAGATTTTTTTGCTTCTATAAGTCTCCATGATTCAAAATTAACAGTATCAGTCACTACACCATTAAGGTTTTTATGAATATATTCTTCTACAGCATAATCTTTACTTGCAGTATCACCTTTTATTAGTATATTTATATCATTAATATTTGTTGATGGAAGATAAGGTTCACTAGTTAATGACATATCAAAATTATTAACGTTAATTTTAATCATTGAATTTTCATTAAAATCAAGTAATTCTTTATTCATTTCACCTTTATAATCTGCTAATATTTTATCTCTTTTTACTGCATCACCATTTGGTAAAACAACAAAATTATAAATTTCAGTTGTTTGTGTTGTTGGGCTAACACCTCTAATATCCATTTGATTACAGAATCTAACTAAAATATCTTTCATGTTATTAAGAGTAGATTCTTTATCATCTATATTAGCCAATTCAACAGCATCAACATCATTAGCTGATAATTGTTTAATTGATTCATTAATTCTAGCAATAGCTAACATTAATTGGTCCAAATCTAATATTTTATCTAAACCAGCACTAGCTCTAGCTGTATTAACTAAAGCATATTTTTCTTTACCAATTTTTGTATATGGAATTGCTTTAAGATATCCAATAAGCATATCAGATAACATAGCATAAGTAAAACCAATAAATTGAGTTGTAATTTCAAAATTACCAGTTTGAGAATTAAATTTTGAATTGAATTTGTACATATGTAAACAATATTCAACAGGTAATCCATAATAACCCTTAACGGTTAATTTAAATAATGGATACGGTAATTGAAAAAATGTTGCGTATTTATTTTTTCCATTACTAATATTAGCTTCGTTTTGAAAAATAGCACTACCTCTAACATCAATAAAATTTATTGTAATTAATGGTGCTTGTTGTGAATTAAAATCAATATCAATGCTAGTGATACCTAAACCTTCACCTGCACTATCTTTTGTATTATCATCTAAAATTGTAGTTAAATCAGTATAATTTGTTGTAAGAACTCTTTTACCGTTTATTCCACTACCATCAATAAAGTTTATATTAATATCATCTTGTGTTTTAAATGTATTATTACCGTTATTAGCTGTTAATATTGTTCTACCTTTTTTATATGTTTTTAAAACAACTGATATTGTTAAATCTTCATTGTTTACGGGTATATTACTAGATGAATCCCTACCACCAAAATGGTTAGGGTCTATTACTGATGCTCTTCCGCTACTACAACCTATTCTACTATTCTCCATATAAGTTTTTATGTATTGTTACTTCCATTGAATATCTATTGATACCGCTATCATAAGGAAATGGTATTCTTATGATAGTATTATCTGGTATGTTAAATTCTAACCCACCATATTCTGGATTGGCTAACATTATTAACCATCCACTATATGGGTTATTATAATACATATTACTTAATTTGTCAAGTCTAGATGTACTTTGTTTATAAACAGTATACTTATCTGCTTGGTCTACAGGTATATTAATACCTGGTATTGGTTTCATTTCAGCATTTACTCTGAATCTATTATATCTATCGAAATATGTTGCCATAGTTTTTGTTTTTAAAAAGTTATGTTATATGCTTTCATGTTTAATTGTTTAAGTTCTACCAACATTTGATATTTGGGTGTGAATATAGTACCATCATTAAACTCATTTTTCACAAAAGTAAAATTATCAGCAGTAAAATTCATAGGATATGAAAATATTTGTTCCGTTTTTTGAGTAGTGACTTTACCAACATATAATTCATTTGTTCTACTAGTAGCATCACAAACCCTAACACTTAAATCGTATTCTTTACTTAATCCATCTGGTATTGTAATTTTCAAAGTCCATGTACCTGAAACAGCTTCTGTAGAGTCACCAGTTCCTATCATAATATGGTTACCACTAAAATCATAACTAACATTCCATGTTTTATTTTTATCATCTAAAAGAGAAGGTTCTGTTAATGGTGCTTCTGTTATTTCAACTCCAGATATATCCTTTTCTTGTGTTTTTAATTGGTCGATATCAGGTATGTTAAATGGTAAATCAATCACGCTTAATTCTTCTGTTAATAAGTTTGTTGAAGCCAATACACCATCATTAAGATAATAACCAGAAAGACTTTCACTAGCCATAGTTGAACCTGGAGATGTTGTACCATCTGTATTTTTAATTTTAACATCCCATGATGGTCTATCTTGACTAATATAATCAGCTCTAGCGTCATAAACTTGTGTGTTAGCAAAATAATTAAATGATAATGCATTTTGAAGTTTATTTATTGGACCCATAAGACTTGAACCACCTAAAAATTTAAATGATATGGTTACATTGGCAATCATTGGTTGAACACCAATACCTTCAGGGTTTAAATCCCAAACCAACGGTTCATAATCAATATTTACACTATCCATAACAATTTTAGTATGATAAAAATCACCTATCCTAAGAATACAAACTGGAGGTCTACCAAAAGCTAGGTTATTTGGTCCTTGTGCTTCTGATGTTGGTCCTTGTCTAGTACATTGTAATAAAAATGTAAGTCTAGAGTTAAGACCTTCAGGTGTTGTTGAATGGAAAGCTGGGTGAAAATATTTTATACTTTCTCTAAATGAATCAAAAACCAAAGGGTCTTTATCTGTTAATTGGTCAAAGTATAATGTTTCATTATAAAATCTATCAGTTATTCTAGTTCTATATCTTTTTGTTCCATCTTCATAAATAATATCTGGTTTTTTAATCTCCTCACCTACTAAACCACTATCAAATCTAAATGTTATTTCAGCACGTCTATCTCTTTTACATGGTTGTTTATCAATAGCTGCTTCATCGTTAGGTTTACATGCTGTATTACCTGTTTCAATTCTACCTGTTTTGTAATGGAATCTTTTATCTTTTTCACCTTTTGGCATATCAGGATATAACCAAACTTTGATTTCTTCAATTACGCTTTCAGCTCTATTTTTAACCAATTTATTATTTGGATTATTAAGACCTTGTTGACTAGCAAAACCAGTAACATCAATAGCACAATGTGGACATTTTTCTGTTAACCATGTATTGATATCAGTTAATAAATTAGCTCTATCATTCCAACCTTCATAATCTTTACCATTAAAATTTATTTTTGGTTCATATATGCTGGTACCATTAAGACCATAATTAGTATTATCATACCAACCTGTTTGTTTATGTATACCAGGTGTATAATTAGCTGGATATAAATTAATACCATAACCAGTTCCTTCTGGATTAGCTGTGTAATCAATATAATCAGTTGATGCAGTTCCACTCATACCACTTTCATAGTCATAAGGAGGTATTGCTGCTTGGTCATTTGGAAAATAAACAATTAATTTAACATCTGGTGGTAATTCAACTGTTGGTGTTACTTTTTGTGGTACTGTATGAGTTTGTACAACATCAATATCTTTCTCAATTTGTGTTAATCTATCTTTGAATTCTGGAGGTATACAACCAGCCCAAAATGAATTAATGTAATGGTCATCTGGACCGTCTGGTCCTCTGAATGAATTAGCATAACTAGGATGGTCGACAACTATTTTAAATGATAAGTTACCAGTTCTTTCTGTGTTATTATATGTATAAACTGGTTCACCTCTACCAATGAAATTAGTAGATTCCCAACTAACAGAATTACTTTCACTAAAATTTATATCATATGGAGGAAACCACATAATTCTACCTTTTTTACCAGTTACTAAATCACCTGACCCAATTTCAGCTGGAGGTAAAACAGCTGAACTTACATCTGCCCATGCTAAATTTTCAATAGAAAACATATATTGTTTTATATCAGTTATTTTATCTGTTGTATATGGTACTATCTTAGGAAATCCATATTTATCTAATATAGAACCAACACTACCACCTACAGTACCTCTGTAAGGTACTTTTCCGCTTCCGTAAATACCGTTTGCTTCTTCACCACCATCTTCTATATTATCAGTACCACTTCTTACTAATTTTCTAACTTTATCATATCTATCAATAGTTGTCCAACTTCTACAATAAGTTTCTTCAGCAGTAAGATTTTTAGTACCTTTATATCTACCTTTATCATCAAATAAATTATGTTTTAATACAGCGTTACCTTTAGAAAAACCACCACCATTAGCTTGACTAATTTGTGTTGATGTTTTATCCATATCACCTTTTGTCGTTACAATATTTTTCATACCCGTACTGTTAAATAATTTTTGTGTTTTAGATAGTAAAGATTTTTTATCACCTACTATTTCATCAGCGTAACTAGTACTATTAACCATTCCACCATTAGTAGTTGTCCAACTAAATGGAATTGAACTCACTACTCTATTATCATAACCTGTAAAACCACCTTTAGGATTAGGTGAAGCACCAATTTCTTCTGGACTTAAAAAACCAGAAGTGATTGCTTTTCCTTCTCTCATAAAATTCATATCTGGTATTATACCATCACTTGTTGAGAGAATATTTATAAATTTACCCTCTTTATCAGTATAAGCATATAGTTTATTATCAGTAATTTGAATAACACCTTTATTATTTGTAAAACCTGGTGCATATCCACTTCTAAATGGTGTTGAAGTTGAATTTACAGTTAAGTTAGCTCTAGCATTAGCTAATAAGGCTAAAACTTGACCTTTACCAGTATTCAATATCATAGCGTTAGCTCTTTTTATATTTTCAGCATCACCATTTTCATCTTGAAATATAGAACCACCATCACCTAAATAACTTCTTGGAATTGTAAAACCTAATACTTTACCAGTAAAATCAGCAGCTCTAGCTAAACCACCAGAAGGAATTGTAATTTGATAACTTGGTCTAAAACCAGGTAATGGTGCCCCTTTGACTAAAGCTAATACATTATCTTGAACATTTAATGCACCTAATAAATCTTGTTCTACGTTGAATGCCGCATTATTAGCTAATGCTAATGCTAATTGCTGTGCACCAATAGTTCCAATCCTTGTATCATTTAATAAACCACTAGCACCTAACACACGACCCACTAGAGAACTTCTAACGTCAAAATTAGGTACAATTGTACCACCAGCACCAATTCCTACACCTTGACCGTTTAAAACGCTTCCTAGGATGTCTAAACCTTGTGTGTTTAAATCTAATTGTTGATGTGGGTAAAAATTTAAATGATTTGATTCTGTATCTAATACAGGTTCACCTACACGTGGACTCCCATTAACCGCTGTTGATATGGAAGGATACGTTGAAGATATGTTTTGATTCAATAAAAAATCTCTAATGTCTATTGAAACATTGTTGATTGAATTTGATGTCGTTGGCGTTGGGTCACTAGTATTATAAAATAAAGGCATAATTTTTGTTTATATATAAATATTATAATACACAAAAATTAATGAAAATAAATAATTAAT